AATAATGTTGGCCGGGGTAGGCCGCCTTCCCCTACCCCGGTTCAACCTAAAACAATCGAAGGCAGATGGAAGGAAACTATGTCGAAAGTAATTACACTCCCAAGCGGTGCTACTGTTAAATTGCGTGACCCTGCAACATTGCTTATGAAAGACCGCAATAAAGTTCTTGCGGTTGCAAATGAGCAAGAAGGAATGATGCAAGCGGTTGCGTTACAAAATGGTCTGATTGCCGTAATGATAGTCGAATGGTCATTTGATTTAATCCCACCAGCAATCAAGATTACTTCATTAGATGAATTGACTCCGTTAGATTACAATGCACTATCTAACGAAGCACTTAAAGCACAAGATTATCTATTTCCAAATATTATTGAAGGAAATCAAGACGACCCAAAAGCGCCTACCGCAAACTCCAACGATTAAAAGACGTACTAAAAGGGAGTTCGCGGCATGAGGATATGGAATACCCCGATGAATATTGGGAGTATTACTTATGTGCAAAAGAATTTGGTTGGACACCCGAACAGGTAGATAATCAACCTGCACACATATTTTCTTGGATATTGGCAATACATAGCGTGGTAACGGAGGTAGACAATGAACGAATCGGATAACTTGTCTCAAGTCGAAGCCGCGCTTGAAACGTATAAAGTACGTTTCGAAGTTGCTATTGGTTTGGCCGCAGATGAAATATCTAAGCAATTAGCGGGAACTGCTATGCGCCAAATTCAAGGAAGTAGAAAATCAGTAGGTTATCCTGCAACTTCGGGCAAACCGCCAATGAACGTAACAGGTAATTTGCGCCGTAGCATTAAAGGCAAAAGTAGTCGCATTGGATTTGGTATCTATACAGCCGAAGCGGGCGCATACATGGTCTATGCACGTGCAGTTGAATTAGGTGGCGCACCTACATGGACTAAAGGCCAAAAGTTTCCATACATGCAACCTGCGTTAGAACAGTTCAGGCGTAGTGACATTATTCAAAGAATACTTGCTAAACATTTAAGGAGCGCATAATGAGTGAAATTCCACCATTAAATGTAAAGATTTACTTTGACGCTTCAGGTGTTCAACCGGGTGTTGCAAAGGCTACCGCTGGATTAGAGCAAATTAGCAATCAATCTAAACGCCTTTCTTCAACTATGAGCAGTCTCAAAACAACAATACTTGGCGTATTTGGTGGAACATTACTTACTCAAGGCGTAATGATGGTTGGCCACGAACTTAATGCGATGAAACAAGAAACAATTAATTTACAATCATCTACATTAAGATTGAATCAAGCACTTAGCGGCATTGGTATTACTAGCGAAAAAACGCAAAAAGAAATTTACAATAATGCGGATGCTTATTATCAATTAGGCTTTCAAGGTTCCGAAGCGGTTACAGCAATGGGTACGCTTGTTACTGCAACCAATGATGTTGAAAAATCAACAAAATTATTGGCTATGGCGGCTGATTTGGCAAGATATAAACATATTGGTTTAGAATCCGCGGCTAGAATTTTAGCAAGAGGAACCCAAGGTGCGGCACGCGCATTTAAAGAAATGGGTATTACGCTTGATGCATCTTTACCTAAAAATGAAGCAATTGCCAAAGCGTTTGATGAACTGAATAAAAAAATTGGTGGTCAGGCACAGGCTTACGCTAAATCTTTTACTGGACAACTTGCAATTCTTAAAGAAAAATTTGATAACATTGCACAAGCAATTGGTAGTGTTGTTATTCCAATTCTTACTAGATTTGTTGCTTATCTAGGAACTGTTTTTTCTTGGATTTCTCAAAATTCTGCCGCGCTCAAAGTATTTGTAGGTATTATATTAACGGTAACTGCCGCGCTTAAAGGTTTGGCAATTATTCAAGCAATTATTGCCGGTATCAATCCATTTACTTATATGGTTCTTGGGGCTATGGCACTTGCCGCGGCATTTGTATATTTGTGGAATCGTTTTAAAATATTCCGTGACACTATGGCTGAAGGATTAGCAACAATTATTAGTATTGTTGGTTATCTTGTTGGCGCTGTAGGAAAACTTATTCAAGGCATGTCTTACTTACCGGGCATGAAATTCTTAAAAGGTGTTGCAGATGGTTTTGACAAAGTTGCAATATCAATTGGTAAAGCGGCTAAAGCAACAGACGATTTAAAAAATAAATCTATTACTTCTCCAAAAATTCCTAGTATACTTGGTGGTGTTAAACCCGGGGAAAAAACAGGAATTGTTGGTGCGGTTCCAAATGGAAATGCAACAAAAGGCGGTAGTAGCGGTAGCAGCGGCTCAAGCACAGTACAAAACATTACGGTGTATGCTTCCAACACAAATGACATTGCAAGACAAATGGCTAAAGCACAAAAACAAGGCACACCGATTGGGGCTAAATAATGCCATTAAATAATTACACATTTGTTTTTAATGGCTTAACTATTGGCACAGGAACTAACTTTCTTGTAACCAATGTCGAAGGATTAGGCGGTACTTCACCGCTTCGTATTCAAGATGATAACCGCGGATATATTGACGGCTCATATACTGGCCGCGATTTTTATGATGAACGCACAGTTTATATTGATGTAACTGTATTAGGTGATAGCGGTACAACTGCACAGGCTAATTACAAAACTTTGCAACAAAAGTTTGCGCCACAACCATTAGGTTATTATCCTGACCCTACAGGCAACACACCTGCATCTCAGCAACTTAAATTATTTCAATTTCGTCTTAATGGCAACACAGGCGACATGCAGATGTATGGTCGTTCACGCGGAATAACAACACCAATTACGCCTGAATTTGCTTACGGTTATATTCAAACTCGCATTATGATGAGTTTTCCTGACCCACGCTATTACACAGATGCGGGTACGTATCAATCAGGCACATCATTTGATTTAACTAATGCAGGATGGGCTACATCATGTCCTGTTATTACTGTTGCCTCTCCGTCTGCATCGGGTCAAATATCAGATGGAACTGTAAACATGATTTTTCAAAGTGTGCCTACTGGCGGTTCTTTAATTATTGATTTGTTATCTCGCGTAATTTATACAAGCGGATATGCAAACCGTAACGTAATGACTGGCACATCTAATGGTTGGTTGGCTATTGACCCTAACTCAACAACCACATGGACTAGCACTATTGGCAGTATGTCTACTACATACCGGAGCGCGTTTATCTAATGGCTACTTCCGAATTTAGGTATGTAACTACTAATCTTTATCAGCCTGTTTATACCGTAACAACCGCATCGGGCAATGGTACAAGTATTACTTATACTGCTAATAACAATTTTACTGTTGGCCAATATGTAACAATTACTGGTATGTTGCCTTCGCAATATAACAAAACAGAATATGCTATTACGGCTCGCACAAGTAGCACATTTACAATTGCAAGTGGTTCAACGGGAACTGTTACTAGAGGCGGAACAGCCACAGCGCCTAATTTAATTATTTCTGAATTGCCCATGACAGGCGTTAATTTTAGTTCTCAATTAAATTCAGTAGGTACATTTCAAGGCCATGTTTTGTTATCAGGTTTTAATGGTACTAGCGCTAATGTATACAGCGGAACAATTCCTGCCAAAACTATTTTATGGGTTCTTTATACCGACCCTATTACTTTTACAACAATTCCTGTTTGGTCGGGCGTTATTTGGGCGCGTGAATACGATTCAATATCTCAAACATTAAGTATTTCTGCACAAGAAGTCATATCATTATACAATAGACGACGTATTAGCACTACTAAAACTTATTCAACATTTACTGACCCTGCGGTTATTGCAAGACAATTATTGCAATACACCGAAGGATTGAGTCATGGCAATACGGGTTTGACTTACAACAGCACAACTACTGCGTATTCAACTAAAAATATTTACGAAGGCTATCAATTAAAAACCGTATATCAGGCAATTAAAGATTTAGCATCACGATTTTTTGATTTTAGAATTGCGCCTTATTGGAACTTGACTACTGGAACTCTTTACAATCAATTTCAAATTGGTGTTGGAAGCGATTACAATGCTCAATTTTCCCCTATATTTCAGTTTCCCGGCAATGTCATTGAATATAAATTTCCCGAAGATGGAGCAAGCGCAACAAATACATTGTACGGTTTAGGTTATGGCGCTAATAATCAAAAATTATTAGTTACTTATACTGACCCTGCATTAATTGGTGCATCAGGCGATTGGCCATTGTTGGAAGATAGCGCAAGTTATACAGATATTCCTGATTTGCAATTGCTTAAAGACCTTACAAAAGGCCAAGGCGATGCAACATCATACCCACCAACAACTGTTGAAATCGTTATCCCACCTTACGTAGACCCTTATTATTCAGGATACACAGTAGGCGATGAAGCACGCGTAAGTATTAAAGATGATTTTTTTCCTAATGGTATAAATCAAATATTACGTATTGTTGCTATTAGCGTAAACCCCGGCGAAACAGGGCCGTCACGCGTTACAATTACACTTACAAGACAATTGGCAGATGGGCAGGTTACATAATGGCATTTGTAAATCTCCCACCTAACTTGCAAGATATTTTTGGAAGTATTACTGACCGTATTGCAAAACTTGAAACAGGCCCTAATGAGGCTATGTATACCGCTGAATCTGCGCAAACTACGGCTTCAGATGCACAAGTTCAAGCAATTAATGCGGGCGTACAAGCAAATAACGCGGCTTCACAAGCAACTATTGCACAATCACAAGCAACTATTGCATCAACTCAAGCAACTGCGGCGCAAACATCCGCGGATGGTAAAAATAAAATTTATTATTCAACTTCTACTCCGGGGTCTACGGCTAATTCTGTTGGTGATATTTGGTATCAATACGGTTCATCTGGAACTTACGCAAACAAAGTAATTGCGCAATGGTCAGGTGCGGGTGGTACGTCTTGGACTTCAGTTACAATATCAGGGTTAATTGTTGCAAATCTTGATGCTGGTTCTATTACCACAGGAACATTAAGCGCAATTCAAATAGATGCTGGTTCGGGTTCACAAAAATTTAATGTTAGTTCAACTGGTTACTTATCTGCACAAGGCGCTTATATCAAAGGCAATATTACCGCTGATAGCGGTACGTTTACTGGAAGTATTAGAGCCAATGATGGATATTTTGGTACAGGAACAGGTTCAACTTTAACTAATGGTTGGTCTATTGGCGCAACTGGATTAACTGGTGTTGGTACTGGAAATATTACTGGTGGAACTATTACTGGTTCTACTGTTCAAACAAGTAGTGGCAACACATCCGTAAGCATGATTTCTAGTTCAAATTCTTTAACATTTAAAAATAGCGGTTCAAATGTAGGGCATATTCTTCCGTTAAGTTCAAATGGTATTCTTATGCATTACGGTGCAACCGCAGATGCAAGTGGTGGAACAAGACCGCAAATGTATGTAGGTTCTAGCAATGTTTCTATGCAAGCCGATACTACAAACATTATTGGTGTAGCCGCTGGCGGCCCTGCAACAATTAGCGGTAACAGCGTAAGTATTACTGGTGCAACTAATCTTAATAGCACAACTACTTATACAGGTATAACAACTGGTTCGGGTTCAACAATGGTTGTTGTTACAACAGGTAGCCGCATTGCTTATACAACTTCATCTGAAAGATTTAAGCAAAATATTGAATATATTACATCTGATGGATGGCTTGATAAAATTGCAAAATTAGAACCAATTACTTACAAAACAAGTGATGATTTTACAACTGAAGGCGAACCAAACGAAACCCAAGTTGGATTTTTGGCTGAGGATATTGCAGACCTTGAAAACGAACTTAGCATGGTTGTTATTAAAGACCCGCTTGGCGACCCTTTTTCAATATCTTATGAACGAATTACACCATTTTTAGTTTTAGCAATTAAAGAATTAAAACAACGTATTACATCATTAGAAACCAAATTATTTAACCCATAACCGAAAGGTGCAACATGTCATCCGACGTAGCAACAATAATTTATTCTTATTTTTTTGTAGGAGCCGCATTATTTGCGGGAGTTGGCATGATTGCTAAACACACAATTCGTACTCATACAGATGAACTTAAAGATAAATTATCGCGAATTGAATACGCATTGTATAATGATGGCAAAACAGGGCTTATTAATAAGGTTGATGAACTGATTGAAAATCAGCAACTTATTAAAACCGAAGTTGAAATTATCAAGGTAAGAATTAAATAATCTGATAAACTTTATGTGAAGGCATTACACGATGGAGTAAAATGCCTCGCAAAACCTTACGGGTTATCTTTGCTTGTCTAGCGGGTTCAGCCTTTCCTTTATTCTTAGCCAATACCGCTTATGCCGCACAAGCCAACGCAACTGTTGTATGCGGCAAATCAAATGGCACAACTCAATCATTTCAAATTGGCTGGAATAACAATGTTGAATTTTTTGCTGATAAAGGCTACATTCCGCGTTTATTTTGTGAAGGCGGATATGCGCAAGGATTTAATACTTATGTAAGCGATAATTTATCTAACAGCGCACTTGGTTATTACAATGGTGTTGCACCTATTCCCGTAGAAACAGCCACGCCACAACCAACCCCAACGCCATCCCCAACACCAAGCCCAACACCAACCCAAACTCCAAGTCCATCATCAAGTCCATCTGTTAATCCAACCCCAACTCCTTCAGATACGCCTTCTCCGTCTCCTTCGCCGTCTGTAGAACCATCTCCATCCGCAACTGCATCAACTCCTGCCGCGACTCCTGAACCTTCCGCTTCCAATACTGCGACTCCTGAAGCCACGCCACAACCCACCCCGACAGAAACGCAAACAGCAACAACACCGCAACCAACTCAGGATTCATCTACTGCAACCTCTCAAGAAACTTCAACGGTTGTAAATGATACGCCAACACCTACAACTGAACCTGTTCCAACTCCCGTTCCTGTTGCACCCGCACCTGAACCCGTCAGAGAACCTGACCCACAACCGCAACCTGAGCCAACTCCTATTCCTGAACCTGCACCAATTCCTGCGCCGATTCCTGAACCCGTACCTGTTCCTGAACCTGCGCCTGAAACTGCACCAACACCAACGGAGGAACCAAAATTACCAGCGGAACCGACTCCCGAACCTGCACCTGCTCCGGAGCCAACACCTTTACCGGAACCTGCACCTGTGCAAGAACCTGTAGCGGAACCTGCACCAATTGCATCTGCGCCTGTTCCTGAAATAGTTGAAAATTCAACTACTCCGCAAGTTGTGCAATTGACTGCGGATACAGATTTGCGAGCGCTGGCACCTGATACATTTGTACAACTTGATAACGGCGTAATCCTTACAGCCGAAGTTGTAGTTGCATTACAAGTATTAGATAACCCTGCGCAATTGCTTGGCGAAATCTTTACAAACCCTGCCGAAGTATTTACAGCGCTTAGCAACATTGGTGCAGATATGTCACCTGAATCAAGGCAAAAATCTAAAAATGCGGTTGTCTCAGCCGTCATTGTAGGAAGCATCGCATCACAAGCCGCATCTGCTACATATAGGAGAAAACCATGAAACTTCTTAGAATCCTTGCCGACCTAAACCTAGTTGTTGTTGGTCTGTTATTTGCATGGATTTGCTTTGAAGGAAGCGCACGAACCATTGGCATGTATTTGATTATTTGGTTATCGCTTGTTTATATCATCAGAGAATATACAAAAAAGGAAGAATAATGGAAAGAATCAAAAACATCTTATTGCGCATTGTCGCAGTATTTACATCAAACGGGTTGGCAGTAATTGGCGCGGGTGCGATTGCTGGCATTAGCGTATTTAAGGCAATCATTGTTGCTGGCATTACAGCCGCGGCAAAAGTAGTTCAGAAATTGGCAGAATCATTTGCTGACGATGGCAAACTTGATGATGACGAAATCAATGCGGCATTTGCGGCAGTAGATTTGAACTCTCAGACAACAGCCGATGTAGTCGTTGAAGAACGTCGCGCAAAGGCGGCTAAGTAATGGGTCAGCGCGCAGATTTTATCGAAGTAGCCCGCACGCAAATTGGCGTGATTGAAGGGCCAAAAGATAACGAAACAAAGTACGGCGCATTTACCAAGGCTAACTTCTTGCCATGGTGCGGGTCATTCGTTATGTGGTGCGCTAATCAAGTAGGCCTAAAAATTCCTAACGTGGTATCTACTGCCGCGGGTGCTGAAAAGTTTAAAGGTACTGGCGCTTGGTCTAATGCGGCAACGGCTAAGCCAACTGTAGGTGACTTGGTGTTTTTTGATTTTGCCGAAGGTGGCACACCGATTGACCACGTGGGCATTGTGGCCCGCAACAACCAAGACGGAACAGTTACCACCATTGAAGGCAACACGTCAGGTGATGCCAAGAAATCTGCCAGCGAACGCAATGGCGGAGAAGTAGCCCAAAAGGTTCGCGCCTATCGCGCCGACAACAAAAAAGGTTTGCCTGTATTTATCGTAGGCTTCGGAACCCCGAAGTTTAGAGACTAAGGAGATACAAATGAAAATGAATAACAAAGTATTTGAAGTATGGGGAAAGTACCTTGTTTATAGCGCTGTTATGGCTATCGGCATTATTGGTAAGTCACCGCTAGATTTCACCGCACACGATTGGAAGCAAACAGTTAATGCCGTTTGGATTTCATTGGTGCCAGTCATTATCAAGTGGGCTAACCCTAAAGATGAAATGACATTGTTAAAGAAATAATTGCAACACGCAAAACTGCCCTACCTTGCCTAACCGCAGGGTAGGGCTTTTTTGTTGTATCCTTTTACTACCTTAACGGAAGGATTAAAGATGGCGTTAGCGGATACTCTAAAGGAAGCGGTTAATACCGCACCCAAAAATCAGATTTGCTCAGTGAACAAGGCTAAAGAAAAGATGTCGAAAGAGGACATTGCAACCCTTGATATTGCACTTTATGACAGAAACATTAAGGCAAGCGTGTTAGGCCGTGCGCTGCGTAAAGAAGGCATTGACATCACTGAAGGCACGATAACCCGTCACCGAAACGGATGGTGCAAAACCTGTGGCACTGAATGATGCGTTAAACGAAGAAAATGCTAAAGAGCAGGTTGAATTAGAAACTGCCGAATTACGCAGGGCGCTTGTTCAGGCACAACGCCAATTAGCCAAGATTAAGATTCGCAATGATGAATTAGTTGTTGCAACCCACCGTGGGGCTTATGAAGCAATGCTGGCCTTGGGAAAGGTAGACCCAGTACCCGCACCTAAGATTGATAAGCGCAAGGCCAAGGCTGAAGTGGCATTGATTCACTCAACTGACTGGCAAGGTTCTAAAGTCACTACAAGTTACAACAGTGAAATCATGCGCGAGCGCGTTATGCAGTTTTCAGAAAAGGTTATACACCTTACAGAATTACAACGTGCGCATCATCCCGTTAAAGAATGCGTAGTGATGTTTGGCGGGGATATGGTTGAAGGTTTGTTTAATTACCCTGCGCAGTTATGGCAGAT